ACACCGGCGATATGTTTTCTCACCGGATTTCGAAACGATCGTGTTTTCCGGTGTCATCGGATGCAATTGCTTTTGACACAGTTCCGATAACCGAGTTCCGGTTACACCGTATCGAGCGCGACGTGTAATCCATGATTTTTTCGCTGTCGCCGCAGACCACATCGTTACTGAATATCTACGTTACGCGTTGTCGCCGTCTTGCCAACACAGCCGGATTCATCTGTTGCAATGACTCGAAGGTCATACCGTCCGATCGTCGTGCCGGTATACGTCAAGCCGGTCAGCTTGATCAAGCTGTCGCTTGTCGGCTGCACTTGAATAAACGTCTTGAAGATCGCAACGCCATTTTGTTGCAATTGCGCTTCAACTGTTGTGATTCGTCGTGGCGGCGGCACCGTTGATCCGAGCACAGCCGGATTCGTGAAACGAATTGAAAACTGAACCGAGCCGCCGGGATCCGCCGATTTACTAATCCGAGTATCCCAGCCTTTACTCGGAATTGTAATTGCAGGAATTGCAGTTTGACATACTGACGTCGTTGCTGCTGCTTGCGTCACAACAACTGATGCATTACCGACCGTAGCTGTCGCTGATCTTACAGACGGTGCCGTATTTGCCGTAGCTGTTGCCGCTAAGACGAAGTTACCAACAGCCGTAGGCGGAGACACGGTCATCCACGGTTGATTCGATGTCGGTGCCGCATTGCACGTTGTATCCGACGCAACAACCGGACTTGTTACCGTGCCGCCTGCTGCCGGAATAGTTCCGGACGGTGGACTAATTGAAAACGTGCACGGCGGTGGGGCTGTCGAACCTAGCTGTGTGATTGTTCTTCGCACACCACTAACAATTAGATCCGCCGTTCTCTGCGCAGTATTCAGATTTGCAGTAGCCGTAACCGTTGCAGAGAAGTTCCCAGTTGCTGAAGCTGGCGCGGCTTGCAACCAATTCTGTGACGTTGATGTTGTTGAAACACACGTTGAAATATTGACCGTCACCGGAACTGTCGTGCTACCGCCGTTCGCAGCAATCGTACTTGCCGGCGAACCGAGCGTATATGTGCACGGCGGCGGAACGGTGCATCCGGCCGGAGCTGCAACATTTGTAAATGTCGTCCCGTTCCACTTATACCAGATGTCCGTAGGGTCATCTCCGATGATGTATAACCCGCCTGTAATCCAACCGATCTTCCGGCCGTATGTGTTCGGAATTTGAGATGGAGACGCCGCACCTTCAGGCTTCGCCATGATCGCGAATGAGTTATTCGGACCGGTCAATGATGTGCCTAGACTCCACGTTGTGCCAACATCATCAACGACAGTCTGCAGCGGCGGCACAAAACTACAATCCGGAGATGCAGGAACGGACGCCGTATGTGCTTCGGCAGAGTAATTACTAATTTCTGCATTCCGCAAGGCTTGCACTGCTACAAAGTATGTCGCGTTCGCCGTCGCCGTATACTGATATTGCGTCACGTTTGCAGGAACATCAGCCGTGATCGTATACACATGACTGACAGTCCCGATCGAAACACGATAACCGGTCACAAGATCAGCATTCGCGTCCCACATGATCGTAAAAGTTTGACCAGCAACCAATGAACGCGGCGTCGGCGTGCGTACAACCGGTGCTTGCGGCTGCGCAAATGCGCTGAACGCTGCACCGAAAACCAGCGCAAGTGTGAAAACGATGCAGCGTAAATTTCGCATTGTGTTACTCCTTGTTCTTCGGTCCGAGTTCCTCATACATCTCATCGAAGTTCACCGTCTCGTTCTTGCCTGCGGCGTTCCGTGCACGGAGTTGAAACTCTCGATAGAGCCCTGCGGTGTCGTCGCTCATCGAGACGCCTTTGCCCTGCAAGTAGTTGATGGCGGCGACCATTGCCTTCTCCATCTGCCGTGCACGATTCGTCTGCTTTCCAAACCCGCTTGAAGTCGACACTGAACCAGCTGCTTCGGCGATCCGCGGTTCAGATGCTTCTTGACCGTTCTCAGACATGTGCTGCCTCCCTGTTCTTCTCGTCAGTCGTCCACGTACCCCACGCGCTTGTGTTCGAGTAGCGCGTGTGCCCGTCGACGTGGTCGATCGGGATTTTCCTTGTTGCGAACACCCGCAAGGACTTTTCATGACACTGCCTCGAGAAGTTCCAATCCTCGCCTTCAACGACATGTTGAAAGCGTCCTCGTGCATCACGAATGATATCGTCCTTGATCGTGAAGCAGATGTCCTCGACCCACGGTGCTCGAACGTCCACGAGCATGCAGCCGGTGTTGATAAGCAGGCCCGGCTCGGTCCACGTTGCAGGTTTCTCCGAGTAGATCTCCCGGAGCGTGAAGCGCCGTGGCGCCCAAAGGCTCTCTCCCTCGATCGCAGTGCTCGTGATGCCTGTGGCATCTTTCAGAGGAATGACCGCTGCGAGGACATCTGCACCAACGTACTGCATCTCATCGAGCAGGATGTTGATCCACTGCGGTTCGTGCTGTAGATCTACATCTGCATGCAGAAGGAGGAAGTGCGTGATGTCCTTCTTTCCGCGAAGGTTAAGCATCTGGCACCACGCGGCATTAACGTTTGCTGCTAGCAGGCTGCTCGGTTCGTCACGGAGAAGCACAGGCTCCCTGCTGTGAATGATGCCCAGGGCAATCGCAGTGGAGTTGAAGCGCCTTCCGTCGTACGTAGGAGCAGCCAGCAGCAGCATGTGTGCGTTAGTCCTCGGTGATTGTCGTGGCGGTCGTGAGGCGCGGCGTGACGCCGTTGCTCACGCTGATGTTCGGAGTGACCGTTCCGCTGTACAAGAGCTTTCCTGCACCGGTCGTGGTGTTCGTGCCAAACCCGCAATGCGTGATCGTGGCCGAACCGCCCGTGCACTGTGGGAAGTCGATGTTGGCAACGGGCGACGTACTGTTGTTCGTAACCGTCCACCCACCGCTTGTCCGGGCAACCGCTACGCGTGCGTAAGAGGTGTACGACGTCTCACTCGTGGTCTGCGTTCCCGTCTCGCCAGGATCCGCAGTGTGGAGGGAGACCCCGATATTCGTGATCGGTGACGTCGCGGCATTGTCTGCGATGTTCGCAATTGCCGTGGCATTGAAAATCAGCTTCAGCAGGTCGTTCTCGAACGTATCTCCTTTAGAGAACATCGTTCGCAGCGCAACACTGCGGAAGGGATTGTTGAAGGAAGTGAAAGTGAGCATGCTTCTCCTCGAAAAGGAGGAGGTGCTCTGCACACCTCCCCTGTGCGCTTGCGCTGCGCCCTGCGCTCAGTACTTGTGATCGATCGTGTGTCCGGACGCGGTCTTGATCTGCACGGTGCCACCGCGCTTGTAGGATGCCGGCAGCGTTCCCTTGATGCTGTTGGCGCTCCACCGAGCAACCTGCACTGGCTGCCCGTCAGCCGTTACGGTTCCGGGCGTGTCGCCGAAATCCCCGGTCGCTTGAAAGGAACCGCCAGGATTCCCTGCGAACTCCGTGACCTTGTGCTGAGGGGTGTTGCCCTTCGGAATCTGCTGAGGGATCGGGTTGTTCATGCTGCCCGGCGGAGGATTCTTATCCGGTCCGCCCTGCGTCTCGGGCTTTCCCGGAACGTTCGCGTTCGGATTTCCCGTGACCTCTGCCTTCGCGTCGCCTGGACCCTGAGAAGGAGTGGCGCCGGAAGGAACCGGTGCGTCTTTTGCGTCTGCCATTGTTCGTTCTCCTAAGAGGAAAGAAGTAGGAGCCTGCGCTCCTACCTCCACTTACGTTCCGCTTGTGTGCTTGGGCGAAGCCGCCTAGCTCTTCACTCCGAGCACGATTCCCGAGTTCGCGTCCTGATCTGCACGCACGCGCTGGACCATGATCGCGAGCACGAGCCAGTAGAGGGTGAAGCCGTCGATGCTGGTCCAGGGGATGACTGTTGGAGCCTGCCCAGTGACCATTTCGACAACGTCACTCGTCATCTGCACGAGTGCGAACTGCGTTCCAGTGCTTGTGTTCGGGAACATATCCGCAACGCGAATGCGGATCGGACGACCGCCGGCGGTGATCGCTTCAAGTCGCTGACGAATTGTGTTCGTCGTGTTGACCTTGAAGTCGCCTTCGATCAGGTTCCCTGCGTTCGTGCCGAGGTACAGGTTGTAAGGACCGTACTTCTTATCCGCCTGTGCCTTGCCGATTGCTGCCAGCACGTCATTCACCATCGCCGGACCGGTGGTGCCCACCGTGTTCGCGCCGGTCCAGTCAACTGACAAGCTTTGCACGTTTGCGCTTGGGGCATTCAGGAGCCCAGGCGCTGCGTACCCGCCGACCTGCAGTGCGAAGCCGTCGACCGTGCTCGCACCGTTGATCGCCGCATCCTCGATCGCCTCGTTCACACGGCGCGTTGCCTGCTTCACGAGCGTGAGGTCGAGCGGCTGCCCGACGCGCTGCGACATCTTGAGCGTCCTGATGCCGAGCGAGAAGTCATCAGTCGTGAGGTAGATCGGAAGGCGATGAATCGTACGGTTCGGGAGCTGATTCTCTCCGCGAGCCGAAGGACTCATCGTGCGTTGCGCGCCGCCCGTCTTCCCGATGTCCTCCCATTCGAGTTGCGTCACGGACATGGGATCGGGGAGATCGTACGTCAGGCCCTCGGCCATCAGGTCCGCGGCGAACGTGAGACGTTCAAGTCCCACTTCAACCACGGCCTGATCGACGAGCACCTGAGCTTTGTCACTCAGGGGAGAGAGTGCACGGAGTGAGGGAATCGAAATATCCCCTGTCTCCTGCAAGCTGCGAAGGAGCGCTCCGGCGATCGGGCTCTTCGCGTTTGTCGCTGTATTGCGAAGTGTATCGAAGTTCATGGCTACGCCACCTCCACTCGGATCCGCGCGTCACCGGGACCAGCGGAGTTGTCTTTCGCTTCGAGTGCGACGAAAGCCTGCACGCCGGACGTGTACGCCCGCAGCTTTCCGTTCCCTGCGCTCTCGAGTTTTGCGCCACGTGCGATGTTCGCACCAGACGCGATGATTGCCCACCAGTTGGTGCCGTGTCCACCTTCGGTGACTTCCATCAAGTCGCCTGCAGCGTACGTATCATCAACTGTCTTGTTCAGCATGCTCTGCTCGGTCGCGAACGCAGTTCCCGTTCCCCCGGCAACGCTATGCTTCTGCCATTTGTGGACGTTGGAATCACTCGTCCGCTCGACCAACATGCCGGGCGTGATGATTTCCTTTGCGGGGATGTCCCCGATCTCCGTCCTTGGACCGCCGAGCCAAATCGTATTCGGCGGATACTTGGTGATTGACATCTCTTGTCCTCCGGCGCAACGCGCCTACTACGAAGCTTTCGGCTGTTCGCCCTTTGCCTTGGCGATCGCGAGCTTATACGGATTCGGCGGATTCGCGTACACGTCTTTCGCGCGGTCTTCCTTGCTCGGGAAGCGCGAGAGGCCACGTGCAGTGTAGTCAGCCGGCGGAACATCCGCACCTGACACGCGAGCAAGCCGCTCGAGATCCTCGAGCTTCATGTTCGAGAGTTCAGCCTCGCTGTACTCGCTCTGGCACGCCTTGAGCTCCGTGACGAGGAAGCCCTTGCGTTCCGTTTCCGCCTTCTGCGTCTTGTCGAGAAGGCTCTTGATCTCCGGCGGCGCGACCTTCATGAAGTCTTCGGTCGTGAGCTCGCGGGTGGCGGCAGCGCGGTTCTGCTCGCTCTCGTTCTTCCGGGCTTCCGCTGCGACGCGGAACCCTTCGAGACGCTCGTCGCTTGCAGCCTCGAGCATCTTCTCGTCGCCTGTCGTGAAGCCGCTGTACTTGCTCTCCACGAGGCCCTTGATCACCTCTTCACGTGTTTCTTTGCTCATTGGTTCTCCTGATTTGCATCCGCACGGCGGCTTCGCCGCGTCGTTTGCGTGTTCGAGTGCCTTGGGTGCTGGCTTCACTTCTGCGCTTGCATCTCCAACTGATTCTGCACTTGCTACTGCTGAAGCAGAGGGCGTCGGAACCGGAGCGGGCGGATCCGTGGGTGTGCCTTCTGCTGCACGCTTTGCGTAAGGGACTTGTCCGGTGCCATCGCACGTCGGGCAGTCCTTTCCGGTCTTCATCTTACCTGCGCCATCGCATTCCGGGCAGTCCATCTGGCGACTGGCCGCAGCGACGGGTTGCCAATCCGACACGAGTTCAACTTCCGTCCGATTCCCATCGATCTTGTAGCCGGACGCTGCATCGCCTGTGTACTTCCGGACGTAGTAGCAGGTCTTCCCACCTTCGTAGGTTGGGTAGATGATCCTGTCGGAGTACATCGCGACGATGTCGTACACGCCCGGTTCCATGGCACGAAGTGCCTCGAGCAACGCCTTGCGCTGATCACTGTCTGATTCAGTCTTACTAATTGCCACGCGAAGCTCGTCCTCGGAGATTTCCTCCGCCGGAGCCTCTCGAGCCTTGGCGATGAGCGCCTTGACCCGATCGAAGATGTTCATCGGTTCTCCTTCTGCAGCAGCTGCCGCACGGAATGTTCCACAGCCCATCTCGACGGAGCAAGCTCCTCGAGCGTCCGGGAGGAATGCGAGGTGGTCGGAGAGAATATCTTTCCACACGGCGGAGAACTTCTTCCCACCATGTACGCCAGCAGACTTCGCAGTGCGTGTGAGCGCACCGACGCTCACTTCAACTTGATCCTCGTCGCGCAAGCGCTGGAGCAGTTTTGCATCGAGCGTCTCGAGCTTCTCTTGATCTATCCACGCCTCCATCAGGAGCTCTTTGTTCGCGTAGCGAGAGTTGAAGACCTGGCCGAAGGATCGCTCTTCGAGGATGCGCGGGTGATTGGCGCTGATGGGAATCCCTTGATATGTTGGGTGCCCGAGCACGAGCGGTCGCCCGTTCCACGTACTCGGAGCGATCGCGAGTACGCTTGCAGGAACGAACTCGGGCACTTTTGCATTCACTGCATGGATTACGCCTTCGCGAAGAGCTGTGACTGGGACGACGAGGAAGTCCTTCCCATCCTTTTTCTCGATACGCGACTTCCCAGTGAGGGCACGAATCTCCTCGAAGTGGGCATCTCCTGCTTCTAGTGCTTGAAGCACTACGTCGTCTGCAACCTCAGCAGCGGTGAGCTCGGGAGACGTCTTCGGCTCGTTCATGTGTGCGTGCGCCGCGCTTCCGTGGTACGTTGCTGCCATCTCGTGGAAGAGAGCAGCGCTTCCAGCAGTCTCCGCCTTGGCGGCCATCCCCGCGTAGCTCTTTGCAGCTTTCGCTGCGAACTGTTCTGCGAACCCGGCGCTCATGCTCTCGCTGTGCGCTTTACGGGTTGCGGCAAAGGCTTTGCTCTGCTGCTCCGCGGCGTTCGCACTCTTCGAGCGAATTGCGGCTGCAGCTGCCTCGTGTGCGGCACTTGCCTTAGCATGCGCAGCGCTTGCGTCGGAGTGAGAGGCTGAAGGCCCACCCTGCGAACCGCGAACGTGGCCGGCTTCCATTGGCCAAGCAGCAGCACGAAGCTGCGTTTCCTCTTCCGGGCTGCCAGAGGCAGCTGCTTCGAAGATCGGCTCCCCGGCCTTCTTGAGAGACACGGTGCAAATTGCAAAGGCGTCCGCCTCGCTCTTGCCCTTGGCAGTGAGCTTGTCAACGCAGCTCTTCATCTTGTCGGAGTGATGCGGACGCCCTGGCATCGGCTAGCTCCCGCCCTTCGGCGACGAAGTCCCAGGCGCGGATGGAGACGTTGGTGCTCCACCGCTCGGATGGGAAGTTGGCGGAGTACTCTTCGTTGGGGCTGGAGTAGGTGGTGCTGACGGCTTTGGTGTTGATGGTGTTGTCATTCTTCCTCCTTAGGTTTCTGCTTCGAAGCGTCCGGCGCAGGAAGGAGCGATACAGACTCAAGTGCCAAATCCTTCGCAACATCCGCCGGTGCTTCACCCTGCGCGATACGCTGTCGTCCGATCTCGAGGTCCTCCTCGTTCAAGAGGAAGGCTTCACCCTTCTCAAGGACCTCGACATCATCCTCAGTCGCGGTGAATTTCTTGCTCGGACTGTATGTCACTGCATCTCCAGCTGCATGACTTTCACGGTGCCGTGGCCTTTGAACTTCACGTGCGCAATCCCCTTCACGACATACTTCGCATCGTGCGGGAGAAGAAACTCTCGCTCGTTCTTATGCGAGCTGATCGGTTGAACGTATGCTCCAACCTTCGGCTTGATCTCGAGAAGGGGAACTTCCTGTCCACCGTGATGCCAGCCTGCAGCGAAGTCCGGGTTGATACTAGTGCTCTGAAAACCTTTCAGGCGAATGACTCCTCCAACGCCGATGTCTTCATTCGCAAGTGCCTTGGCAGCGCCGCCATTTAACCCACGCCAGACGAGCTCGGGCGGAGGAGGAGTGGGCGCTTTCGAGAGAGCGGATTGGATTCGCAGACCTTGCTTCCCAGCATATGAATTGAGTTCACCTTTCCTCATTGCGTGGTTGATATCGGAGTACTCATTACCTGTGTAATCATGGACGGACTGATACTCGGCGCTTGGAAGAGAGGACGCCCAACCGTTGTACTTGCTTGCAACTTCCGCCGGGTACTTCGTGCCGATGCTTCGCGGAACGCTATTCCCAATTGGCCAGTCAGTCGCATGCGCATCGGTGAAAGGAGCTGCTGGAGCCTTCGGCCCTGTTCCATAGTGCATGCCGGCGGCAGCGCTCTCTGCTTGATCCTTGGCGAACGGTGCGGAGACTTGCACGTTGTTCTGGAACCACGCATACTTCCCCGCGTTCGGGCCGAAGGTCTTCTCCTTCCAATCATACCCGTACTTCTCGGCGAGGGCGGCCTTGTCTCCAGCGCTACTAGGAGCAGTAGTCGGCGTTGCGGAGATGGATGATTGATCGAACTTGCTTCCAGCGGAAGCGGCAGGCGTTCCTGCCTCCTCCGTAAACACAGGCCCGGAAATCTTCTGCCCCTGGATACTGGGCTTATCTCCACCACCTGGCGTAAAGAGCTTCCCGCCGATCATCTCCTCAGCGGCGTTCTGCTTCTTCACGTAGTAGTTCAGTGTTCCGTGCTTCAATCCCGTCGCAGCTGTAATCTGCTTGTAGGTCTTCCCATCCGCCTTCATCTGCAGGGCTTGCTTGATCTGTTCAGGAGTGTGCTTTGTCTTCTCGCCAGCACCGCCAGGACCACTGCCACCAACCTCTCCTGGCCGACCCTCATGCCCGAAGTTGCCCGAGCCGGCTCCACCGAGCACACGCTGCTTGATGAAGGAGAGGAGCAGCGCTCCTGCTTGTTCAGGCGTGCGGCGAAGCTCAATGGACGAGTTCATGTTCTCCTGCTGGATCTTCGTCAGTGAGTACCCGCACTGCTTCGTGGTCGAGGCCAAGGATCCTGTCGATCACTTCGAGATCATTCTCCCGGACTGCAACAACGAGTTCCTCGAGCAAGTGCTCTTCAGCAGCCTTCAAGGCCGGAGCGTCTGCCGGAACTGCATTTGGATCAGGCGTTGGTGCCGGAGGCGTTGGTGCCGGAGGCATCGCTGCTTGCTGAAGCTCCATCTGCATCTTGAGCTGATCGGGAGTCAGTGCGGCCATACCATACCACTTGTCCCGGATCTCGGAGTCGAGGAAGACGGTACTCCCATTCTCCTTGTTGACCGTCGCCCAAGCCTTCGCTCCTTCAGCCCGTTCTGCTTCTGTAAGGGTTTGAATGTGCGGCCAGCGGACTTCGTAGCCCTTTGCACCTGGTGCGCTGAGGTACTTGTACTCGATCAACCGATCGACGAGCTGCTGCAGGACGCTCGGCCCAGCGTACTGGGTTTGGCGACCATCAACCTGATCCTTCCAGTTGTCTCGGTCCTGCGAGGAAGCCATCTCGCCCATCTCACTGCCAGTGAGAATGCGCTTGGGAATCCCTTTCGTCCCAGCGATCTGCGTGAGGATTGCGTCGACAGGCCCGGTGATGTTGGCGACATCACTGCCAAGGTCCGTGACCTTGATCCCCCGTGTCTTCAGGATCCGCAGGATCCCGTGCTCGTACTTCTCCACGTTCGCGGCGAGATCCTCCTTCGCTTCCTTCTTCAGCTCCATATCCCGATCCATGTCGAGATGCAAGCCGCGATTCACGCGAAGGAAGTAAGCTTCAGCTCCACCACCTGTGACCTTGTCGAGGTCATCGAGAAGGTTCCAACATGCCTCGAGCGTGGGAGTACCGAAAACTTCGTTGTCAAGTGTGTTCTCTGCCAGGTGGATGATACGGGACCAATGCACGGGGATTTGCAAGGCCTTGGAGACTGTGTCCCTACTCAGCTGATAGGTCTTCGGCATCGCGAAGCGCGGCGAGCGAACGTCTTCTTCGTAATCCTTGACTGTCGCTTCTGCGTATGAGGCGCTTCCACGAAGGCCGGTGAGGCTCGGGTTGACTGTCGGACCTCCGCCACCCATGAAGGGCGAGAGGAACAAGATGCCGTCCGGCCCATTGCCTCGCGGCAAAGGTTGATCGAGCTGGCCGTCGGCCGTTCCAATCAAGATGACCGAGTAGGTGGAGAGACCGGAGAGAATATCTGCCTTGCGCAGCACGCTCTGAACCTTCAAGCGGGAATCGAGCGAGATCCAATCCTGCTCGAACGGTGGATGCTTCTTGGGATCTTCATCCTCGATCAGCTCGACGCCGCCTCGCCAAGTGGCATTCGGGTAAGCCTCGACGATCCGTTTCGCAATGCCGCCTCTCGCATATCGGTCTCTGTAGTCCTTCGGAGTAAGGACGCGATCGTATCCGAAAATCTCGTAGAGGTCGCGCTTGCCGTTGAACGTGATCCCGGCTTGCTTGAGGAATTGCGCTCGAGCGATCACGGCGGACACTGCCGCTCGGACTTCTAGCTCCCGATCCATCACCTGAGGGACTTGTGCCTGGCCTTCGGTCACTTCGCCCTCTTCACTGCTCTGAGCAGTCGTGCAATCTTCCGATCAACGCGCGCTTCAAGCACGGCGAGCGCCTTGCGAAGCGACCTGACGTTGATGAGCGTTGCATCTTGCATCTGCTTGTGCTTGATCTGTTTCATACAGTCACCCGTTCTCCAGTGCTGAACACTGCGATGGGAGGTACTCCGCGCGCCTCCCGTGGGTCTTTGATCCCCGCGCTGTTGTCTGAGCTTGATTCATCTTGTTCTGCTACTGCGGTCACATGGCCCACCTCCTCCACAACCTGTCGCATACGGACAGTGAGCTCGGCGAGATCACGTGTGCTGGAGAGGTCAAGTCCCCGCACGAACGCGATGAAGATGATGAATTCTTCGAACGAGGAGAACGTCAGAACGAACGGGGCGGTCATGCAGCTCCTTGGAGGATCGGGTAGGACGATACATCATTGACTGCGTCGACGACGCGATCGAGGTCGAGGTGGCCGACCGTGCTTTTTGCAACCTTCTTCCTCCATGCATCGACGGAGTCGATCACCATATGCGCTTCATCGCAGTATGCAGCAACTGCATCCCACGTCACGAGGCGAGGTCCATCTTTCCACGTTCCGTCTACCATCATCCCTCGTTGCGTGTAGTCGAGCGCCCACATGGAATGTCCGCCCCAGGATCCCGGCATCCAGTTACCAGTGAGCGACTGCCCAGGTGGCAGTGCCCAGGTCTCTCCTGCGCCGAGCGGAGCCCAAGCAGCAGGCAGGTTGAAGCAAACGGCGATGCCGTGGGCACCGGATAGTGCAATGCCTGAGCGGAGCTCATCTTGCTTCGCAGTGTTAAGTGCGACGAATGCATCGATCGTGTACGGCCGGCTCTTGACATCCTTGAAGGTGGTTTCAGGCCGACGCCACTCGTTGAGAGCATCTTCCTCGTACGCACCAGTGTCTCCACCTCCGTAGAGGCGCTGGGTCATTTCGAGGTAGACACGAATGACCTCTGCATCTGTTACGTTGATCGTGGAGCGTTGCTCCAGGCGTTCAAAGCGCATCTGCGCCATCGCCTGCTTCGCACGGGTGCAGTCGCCGTAGTCAGTGTTCCCGAAGGAACGGAGCGGCAGTGCCCTGCGCTTCGTCCAGAAGTTCGTTGCCGGAGGCACGACCATCACTTTGAAGAAGTCGCTGAAGAGGAGCGCCTTACGTGAGCTCTTCCTCGGCAAGCGCCCTAGGCGCCGATTCACCTGTGGCGTCTGCTCATTCTGGGGGACTTGGACGATCGTGGTAAGAGAGTTCATTCGGTTCGCTCCGTGAACGGCCGCGATGAGTAGTACGCGCCAGAGGCGATGATGTTGAGTTCCTCGGGATACACGACACGTGCAGGAGGAACTGGAACCGCCGCCTCCACGACCTTCTGCGAGTCGGTCAGTGCAATAGGTGCGCCAGCGGCAACGCCGAGAAGCTTGAGCAGGTTACGTCGTGTGATCATATCGAGCTACCAAGTTGCGAACTCTTCCGGCTCTTGCGGAGAGCGGAGAGGTTCGACCATGTATCGGGCGGAATCGATCACGTGGTTCTCCTTGTCCTGAAGAACGGGCGTGATCTCGTTCGTGAGCGGGTGGCGTTTGTACGAGTAATGCGTGAACTCGTCCGACGTGTGCGTGCAGCGACGGTGAATGACGATGTCATACGACTTCAGGAACTCGATCCCCTCTTTCACCGAGTTCGGCCCCTTCTTCGCGGCAACGACGTTCGGGTAGCCGTGCGACTGCATGTAGGCGATCGTCTCCGGTCTTGCGGAATCTGTCACGATCTGCCAACCGCGCGCCATACCGTTCCCGATCTGATCGAAGAGCTCAGGCGTGCGATCGATCTCGCATCCGACCTTATACACTTCCTGATCGATGAAGAGCGTTCGCCCGTCAACCCATCCACGAAGGAGGACGGTTGGATCGATCGAGAATCCCCAGTCACCCCCGAAGAGGAACGATACATCGGAGGGAGTATCGAAGTCATCCACCCGCCAGTTCTTGAAGACGCGAGTTTCACTATGCTTCTCGTACTCGCCCATCCAGATGTGGGCGAACTTATCAGGATCACGGGACTCGTCCCATTCAAGCTCTTCCCGCAGCACGCTCGGAAGGTACGGGTTATCGCGGTACGTTGCCTTCAGCACGATCGAGTTCGGAGGTTGCAACCCGCCGCGTAAGAATCGATCAATCGGATCCGATGCGTGGCGGGGGTTCCAGGTGAACCAGAGCTCGCTGCCCTCCTTGCGGAGGGTCGGACGAAGCAGCGTGAGCGAACGTTCTGAGAGCGATTGCGCTTCCTCAACCCACGCAAGATCATACCCTTCCAGGGACTTGATGCTTTCAGCAGTGTGATTCTGCATCCCCTGGAAGATGATGATCCCGTCGCCCGGCGTTTCGATATGCGTGTTCAACACTTTGAATCTGCCGCCGATACCGAACTTCTCGATGAGGTCTTCGAGTAAGCGCTTGACGCTCTGCTCGAGTGAACGTTGCACCTCTCGGACGCAGACTGCGCGGAGGCCGGGAACTCGGTTCGCCCGTTCAAGGAGCATCGTGCCGAAGCTCCAGCTCTTCGCACTGCCTCGTCCGCCATGCGCCCCCTTGTACCGGGCCGGTGCCCAGAACGGCTTGAAGATCGGGGGGACGGAAGATCGAAATGCGTCGGCGAGCCGGCGTGCTGCGAGCTCTGCCTCGATCGCCGCAAGCTCCTCAATCGCCGGTTGTGCTGAGTCGATGATGCTTTGCACCATCTCGCGATACAGCGCGGCGCGGGCCTCTTGCTCGTCGAGTTGTGCTTCAGCACTCACGATCCTGTCTCTCCCCCGTCAGTATGATTGCACAACTGCATGCCCGCCGAGCGAAGCTTTGCGATGAGCTCCATCTCCATCACTTGCGCGCGCTCGAGCGTATCGAGCCTCGCAACGATCTCCATCACGGGAATGTGGCCGGAGGCCAGCACGCTTGCGATCCACCGGCCGCAGTGTTGATCTGTTACTCGTTCAAGGTGTCGCGCGAACCGTACTGCGGGGTTCGTGCTCAGGCCAACGTATCTGATCGAGTTGTCCCGAGGATCCCGCAGTACGTATACACACGGGCCAAAGGCCCTACTGGATCGTGCTCGAGCCTTCCGGGATCGCGTCCTGCGCTTCCGCTTCACGCATCGCCTCCTTCTCCTGCTGCGCTTCGGCGGCAGCCTGAAGAACGGCGTGCAGATGCAACGCGCGTTGTGCGAGTTCGCCGGCTGAGAGAGTGCTCAGGTCAAGAGCGTTGCTGCCGTCGGCATTCATGAGCTTGACTTGCTCGATCGGCTTGCCGTAGGCGTAGGCCCAGAGAATAGGTTCCATGCTACCGAGCTCGCCGTTCCGTGCGCGCTCCATCAGCTTCGCTCGGTACGCGGGATCCTCGACAACTTCCCTCGCGTACGCCGCAGCCTGCTTCGTGCGGAGGTTAATGCTGCCGGGCGGACGCCCTCGCTTCTGTGCCTCGGCGAGAGAATGAACGCGCGGAATATGTGCTGTTGCTTCGGGGTTTACCCGTTGATATGCCATCTGCCTTCTCCTATTTGAGCTTGCGACCATCAAGCACGTCGCATGTGCTCGGGACGATCAGGATCCAAGCGCTGCCGGCGCTCGCTTCGCGAGCAGGGCCGTAGAGCCACTTGAAGGTTTCGTTCACTGCACGTGAGGGATCAACGGGTGCACTGTCCGCGAGCAGCACTTGCACTGCCGTCCCACGAACTTGCGCCCAGAGCGCGAGTGCCTCGGCATACGAGCGAGCAAGACGGGCAGGAAGAATGACCGTCTTGCTCCTACGGCCGAACTCACGCTGGAGAAAACTGCACACGTCCTCACACGCAGAGCGATCGAGGATGGCCGTCATGAAGTAGAATAGGCTTCGCCTGCCGTTCTCAGCCGCAGTGCTTCGCACGTCTGCCGCACGACTCTGCTGCGGGAGAACGACGACGCCGTCCTCGATCACGTCGAGACCACGATTCATGCATTCATTATAGATCAAGGCCTAAGTGTACGTCAACGTTCTGGATTCGATGATCTGCCCTTTGAAGGCCGTTCGTGCTTCGCACAGGCCTTCGGCATGAACGAGAGGAGAGGGACTACTTCGCAGCAGAGAGCAGCGTCGCTTTGAATGCCCGAAGATGCTTGCACTCGTGACGGGTGGGATCAGGTCCTGCGAAGCTGTGCCACCATGCTTCGCACGTGCAGAAGATTGCATTCTCGTGCAGTGCCAAGCGAATTTGATAGGTGCGACCGCTGCGCGCTTTACTCTCTGACGGTACTTCTGCCAGAGCTACGCTCGATGCCAGGCGAGCTTCGTGCGCAGCGTCCTTCGGCTTGGGGTGATAGATGTAGATCATGATGAGATTATCCCACACGAATGATTGTGATTCTAGTGACGTGGAGAAGGTTCGGCTGGGAGAGGAAGACGCGGCAGATGCCTCCAGCCGCTTCGCGCTCGATTCGCGCCAGCGCTTCGTCCCGAAGGCGGAAGATGCTCCGCAGGACGGGGAGAGTTGTGATCATGAGGAATGCGCCTGGCTCCTGCTCGAGCGTCATCATGCAGACGCTGTATGAGGCGAAGCCTTCGGCGCTCGTCGTGCCGGGAGGATACGGGCCGATGTTCGAGTCGCTCATTCTGCACCGTCCATCATCTTGATGTAGAGTTCCACGTCCAGCCAGAGCGAGGCGTAGTCTTCATACGCACCCTCTTCGAAATTGCTCTCGAGGGCGTCGAGGTATGCCTCGCACTCTTCGGCGGAGATTTTCCCCTTCTCGTGAAGGGACTTCACATACGTTGCAACCTGCTCTTGCGTCAAGCTCATGCGCTCCTCCTTCTCTGAGCATTATACTCCAGCTGCTGGTTTGCTTCAACGACGTACTCGCAGCAATTGCAGGCGAAGACGACCGTAGGTCGGGGAGTGCTGCGCGGGAGTTCCCCGCCGAAGTAGGGAACGGGGAAGACGGGAACATCCACGTCCATCACCTGGTGATCGAGCTGGCCTGCTCCGCAGACCGGACAAGGCGTGACGCCGAGACGAAGAGTTGCATTCATTCGTAACCTCCAGACGGAGCTCGAACGGGCAGCTCGAGCTCCGGTGCAGGCTGCGAAGCGCCTACGCGCTCTCTCCTTTCGGCTCGGCAGCGGCAGCCGCCTTCTTCGCGCGAACTTTCTTCACGGCGATCTCGATATCGCCTTCCGCGACCGCGTCGCGCGTCTCGCGGTTCTTCTCGGCGGCCTTCCGCCACATCGTCGTGTTGTAACCCTTCACGAGCAGGCTGAACGCGAAGTCCTTGCCAGTGCGTTTGTCGCCGTCGAGAAGCTTGAAGCCGTCCTTGATCGCCTCATCGAGCGACTCGTACGGGAACTTCTTGAAGCGCGCTTTCGGCATCGGGAGGGCCTCGAGGACGACCATGTGCGCTTCGCGCTTCGCCTGAAGATCCTGCGCCAGCTGAACTGTCTGTGCCTGTGCTTGTGTCATTTTCTCTTCTCCTTTGTGCGCTTGATTGCGCTCTTCGAACTAAGAACATTCTATCACGAGCTGCGGTTGCATGCATGGCAACCGGTTTCTACGAAAATTTTGCGGTGAACCCCTGGCTCTTCAGACGGGCGATGCGAACGCGCGCGTCTTCGATCTCGGTCGTGAACCGGCGCGTCCGAACGCCGTCGATGAAGGCCTCGACTTGCACGTCCCCGCTCTCGTGGACGAGGAACGTGTAAACCGCCGGGCCCTTTCTGAATGTGTACCGCATTGCGTTTTCGTTCATTGCCTACCTCCATCTATATACTACTACACCTGCCTTCGCAGGGCAACCCGGAAAATCGCGCCGCGCGATATATAAATAATGATACGCACCCCTCCCCCGGGGGTGGCTTTCCTTCGAAGGTTGCTGCCCGGGCGCGAAACGCGCATATCTGCGATGTAACGCGCGAGGGGGAACCTGCATAGGTTACTATGCTGCGCGCTGCGATCGCGCGTTATACGCGAAGTTTGCAAGCCTCGCAGATTCATTGAATGTTTTTGCGCAAAGCGCACGAACTTGTGCCCGGGCCAAAGACGACCCTGCGGACAAAGACGAACGATCGAAAGGATAGCGTTTTTCCTGTTGCTTTCAGCCGCGAGCTGTGGTCCAGGGCCGTGTTCATGCCGTCCCGAATGCCGTAGCTAGCAACACTGCGTACAGGGCACGGGGAAACTGCCGCACGCAGCACGCGCCCGTCCAGGGTTGCTTCTTCGATCAAGCTGTGGCATAATAATAGTTGAAAGGAGGTGCACGATGTGCAGAGCAGAAGGATTGCGCCCCGCAACGCCCGCAGAGGCCAAGGCTCGGGGAATTCCACCAGCGTACACGAACGTGATGATCAGTGATGATCCGAACGCGGACTTGCAGGCCACAGCGCGTACCGCAGCAGGGAAGACATTCTACTTGTACAGCAAGGCTTTCACTGCTCGGTCGGCCGAGGCCAAGTGGCGTCGCGTTCGCAAGCTCAACGCGGAGCGGATGCAGAGGATTGAATCGCGCATCCTGCGTGATGCGAGTGGATCGGGCGAAGATCGGCATGTGGCCATGACCGCGTACTTGATCATGCTGACAGGCCTGCGGAACGGCGGCGCACCGCAGGGGACGAAGGAATCCTTCGGGGCAAGCAGCCTGCTGATGCAGCATGTGCAGGCTTCGCCTGAGAGCGTGAGGCTGCGCTTCCCGGGGAAGCACGGCATTCTGCAGGATCATGAAGTGAAGGACGATCTCTTCGCAGCCTACGTGCGCTCACGCGAAGCGGAAGGCGCGACGAAGCTCTTCCCGCACGAAGCAGCACAGACGCTCCGCTACATGAAGAAGATCGGGCTGAGGAAGGTGCACGACGTGCGCACGTGGAGGGCGAACGAACTGGCTCGAGCGCTGGTGCAAGAGCTCTTGAAGATCGAGCGGCCAACCAGCAAGAAGGGCGTCAAGCTCTATCAGAAGATCGTGGCAACGAAGGTAAGTGAAGTGTTGGGGAACAAGCCCGGCCAGGCGATGAAGAGCTACATCGATCCGAAGGTTTGGGAGCCGTTCGAGGAATAGTGCTTCGCACAGCGCGTTGCAGGGATAATGATCGTATGACTAAAGCCGAAGCACGTGCTCTGTACTACAGAGCAAAGCGCATAGCGAAGCTACGGTGCGGCTGGAAAGATCCACAGCTCGGACGCTGCTGTGCAAAGGACTGCCCATACTGCAAAGCAGTACGCGACGCCTGGAAGGCGTTCGAAGAGCTCCTGTTGAAAGGCGCATAGCGATTTGCTGAAAGCAAAGCAGGGCGCGCTATTTTAAGGGGCCGTCCGGTGCTTCGCACCAGCTTTGTAAGGAGAATGAGGTATGGAGAAGATGTGCATCGGCGAGTATGATAGTGTTTTTGGTGCGTCACAGGAGAAAGAGCGGCTGCGCCGTTTGCATGATACGCCGTGCTCGAAAGAAGAGGCATTGGCCATCGTGCGGTGGCTCGTGAGAGTGCGTCCTGTGTATGTGGGGAACTTCTTGCTCGGACGTTTGCAGGTAGTCTTCGCGGGAAAGCGCGGAAGGGCGGGGATTAAGCGTCGGCCTTCAGGGGTTGTTCGGCCGTGGATCTCCCTGCCCGCTCCACAGTATCGATTCGCAGCGACGGGAAAGCCGTGTTTGAGGGTGGGGATCGTGCTGCATGAGTATGCGCATCATCTTGCAACGCTCGCGGTAGGGCACACGAGGCCATTCGTACAGGTGCTGGACGCACTTTGCGTCCTCTTCGAGACGAGCCAAGTGGATCGGGCGGATCTTGCTTCAGGGCCGCCGACTGGAGAGATTGTTGCGAACAGCTATGTGAAGCGTGGACGTTGCTGGCAATGCGGACAGAGCACGACGAGACGGCATTCCCGGTTGCCGGGACGGTATAGTTGTAAGAAGCATGAGTAGTGCTTCGCACCTGCTTCGTACGTGCTTCGCACGTGAGGATCAGGCACCGGAGGATCAGGCATTGATCGAAGAAACGTCCCGTTGAATTCAACCTGCTTTACATGTATAATTCCTTCAGGAGCGTAGGCAAATGGTAGCATCAAGAAATGGAATGAAGGTGATGATCACGTTCAGCGTCCCGCTGGAACAGGCAACTGCGCTGCAAGACATGGCAGATGGCCGGGGAGTGAACGTCCAGACGCTGCTACGGAGTATGATCGACGAGAAGATTGTGCAGCGGCCTCGCGAGGCGTCCCGTGTGGTGCAGCCGAGGAAAGGGTAAGATCAAGAGCAAAGAAGCACAGCATGGTGCTGTGCGAAGCAGAGGAGTGCAAAGCACATGACAACGATCATCTCGAAGTATCCCGGCGTTTGTAAACGCTGTGGCGGATCGATCCCTGCGGGAGTACGAGTGCTCTGGGAACGTGGGTATGGCGTACGGCACGAGAGCACTGACATCTGCGAAGCAGCGAAGATTGCAGTTCCGTCGCTCCCTCCAGCAGTGCACATGGACGCAGCGGAGATTGTTAAGTTCTTGCAGAACGCACATGCGAGCGGGTTGAAGTTCCCGAAGGCCCGATTCCTCTCTCCCGATCAGCGCGAGATGCGGCTGTCGCTCGCCGGCCTCGGCAGCAAGGCGGCTGGTGCGATCCAGGTGAAGATTGAGCATGAGTGGATCGGCAGGATCTGCTCGGATGGGCGAGTCGAAGGACCCCTGGCGTCCCGCCCGGATGTCCTCGCATGCATCGCGCTTGTCGCGAAGGATCCAGCGGCTGCGGCTCGTGCCTACGGCGCGCTGATGTGCCGCTGCAGCTTTTGCAATCTGCCCCTTACCGACGCAGGAAGCGTCACGGCGGGGTACGGACCGATCTGCGCGAGCAAGTGGGGGTTGCCGTGGGGGCGAGGAGGCGTACCGGATCTGAAGATGCTGCCTGCGGAGGCAACCTTCGCGAGCGTCGCGCAAGAAACGGAAGCGATCGCCCGGACGCGCGAGGAATTCACCGAAGAAGCAAGCACGCTCGGGATCAGCACGACCTGGCCGCGTGAGGTGGACTTCGGAGGACGAACCTTTACGAATGGCGTCGTCAAACGCAGCAGCGAGGGCGATCTGCTGGGCGTCGAGTACGTTGCGTTCGACGGGAGTACGTTGCTCGTCGTCAACGACTAAAGCACAAGAGCGATGTAGCCGGGGAATCTGCAAGACGTGCGAAGCAGCGTCCGTAGGATCGAACATGCAAGTGTTATAGAATGAATCATGACTAGAGAGCAGGAAGAGTTCATCGAAGATCGAATCAGGCGGATCATCGCCCTCTGCGAGAATCCGCACTACGGAACGGAGCGGCGCTGGACGATTCTCGAACGGGCGAAGGAGGTGAGGGCCGTCCTTGCTTCGCAAGCGACGGCGGTTTCCACCGCTCCAGCGCAGTCCCTGCAAGCAGTCTGTCCGAGATGTTGCACGGAGTTTACGGTGCATACGAGAGAAGGAGTGAAGAATGGCTGATCAGCATGGAAACGGCGAACCAGAACTGCACGAGACGGATGCAGAGTACTTCTCAAGTGTTCCACGGCCTACGAATAAGATCGCGTATGCGAGCGAACTGGCCCAGGCGGCACGCGATAGGGGCGAAGACTACAACGCTGCACGGAAGGCAGTGCAGGAGGAATCCGAGCGCGAGCATCCCGTCTACGTGGGAACGCTCGATTCAATCACCTACAACGATAGGTCGAATCGGTACGTCGGGAAGTTCGGGCGACCGGGCTCCGGGAAGATCGATACGCTCAAGATCACGGCAGCAGTCGCCGAGTTCCTGCTGAAGCACGGAAGAGGGTATGGAACGGGTGGATACCCGACGATCAACGTGCATTTCACGGATGGAGAGGTTGACGCAGTGTACCTGCTCTTCCTATCACGATGACTGACGCACATTACATAGTCAGTGGATCGAATCGTGCCGACGTGAAAATCGGTGAGCGCGTACACGTCTCAAACGCAGATGGGGAGTGCTGGGGCGTCGTGATCGGCCCTGCAACGCGCGAAGAGTTTCTTGCTGTACACGGAGATGATCCGCGATACAAGTGGTTTTGGGACACGGAGATGTTTAAGACGGGGCACTTCTACAAGGTTGCAGTGGATTGAACGGGGAGGAGAGAATGAATCGCTACAGCGAAGCAGCGGAGATGATGCTCGAATCGCTGCGCATCACGTTCTACGCAACCCGCAATCCCGTGCTCCGCAAGCGTGTGCACCCGAACGAAGTTCGTATGTGGCAGGACGACGTGATCATGCTTACGCATGCATCGCCCTTCTACTGGAACGCGAAGTGCGTGCAGATGGTGAACGCACTATCGAAGGACATCTCGCTCAAGGACATCCTCTGCACACGAGAGCTCTGGCCCGTCGACTTCGCGTATCACTATTTCGAGAAGGAACCCTTCATGATGCAGATTGCAGATCCCGACGCAGGTGCTCGTGCAGGGGCATTCATCCCCGTCAAGGCGATTTCTTGGGGCTATGCGCTTAGCGCACAAGGCGTTCCCATGATCGGAATTACTGCGTGGACGACTGATCCACTTGCGTCTCGTAACAGGACCATTCCTGCGTCTTCGCTCTGGCTCAGCGTCGCTGAAGGCGAGCCGATGGATTCGTACATGCAGCGGAAGATCGATTCGGGGCCGGACGTTCCTCAGACGCACACGGAACTCGACACGCTCGCGAGATTCGTCTGCTGCGCAGCGATCTTCCTGCGGCAGAAACTGCTCCGCACGGAACAGGCAGCCGTGGAACGGCACGCCCGGAAGCGGATGCAATCCGCAGGAGCTGATAAGCTCGCGGAGCGTAAGGTGCAAGTCGTCTACATGCGCAGTTATGCTGCGAAGCAGAACGAGTCGATCGAATCTGCAAGCGCAGAGCATGAGAGGGCAGTTCGCGAGTACGACTTCCGATGGAGCGTACGTGGACACATTCGTCAGCAGTGGTATCCGTCGATCGAGAAGCATCTGCCTCTCTACATCCACCCACATTTGAAGGGGCCGGAGGATAAGCCGGTGCGTCCACGAACGACGCCATTGATTGCAGTTACGCGGTAGGCGCTTCACGCCAGGAGGAGAAGATGGGATTCGAAGATGCAATTCGCAGGATGCTGGCAGAATCACCGCTCGAGCAACTCGCTTCGCGCGTTCGACGGAAGCCAGCGCGCAAAAGCAAGAAGCAGCTGAAAGCTCAAGCCCGTGCTCGCATTGCAAAGGCAAGCAGGAAGAGGAACCGCGTATGAGCGATCCACACAAGAAGGTATACCTCGGCGACGGCGTTTATGCTGCGTATGAGGAGGAGACTGGGACGGTTGTTCTGACGACGGAGAACGGCTTGACTACGTCAAATACGATCTACCTGGAGGCAGTCGTGCTCGCGCATCTTGTGCGGGTCGCTCTGCTCTGGGAGAAGGAACGAAGAGGTGCAAAGTGATCAGAGTGCGCGCAGTGCTTGAGTTCGAGTTTCCCGAAGGGACTGACATGGAGATCCTACGAGCCAGGATGCGGGAGACGTTCCTCTTCCGGCGGATGGAGCAGCTCCTCGGGGAAGATTCGATGAAAAGCCGGAGGTTCGAGACGGTAGAGGTCTTCCCGCTCGAACTCCCGAAGGGAGGAATGCAAGATGCTTCGATTCATCCACCTAAGTAGGATCGAGCGACGCCTGTACTGGTTCGTCGTGATGAATGGGAGCACCACGCTCGATCACGCGGTCGCGCAACTTCGTTCCGAGGGATGGTGGTTCGTAGCGCTCCGCGCCAAGCGGGCAATGCTCTCGCTGCAAGCGAAACGAGTGCTTGACGTAAGGAGCTGGGCGTTCCGTCCTTCCGTTCCACCACCGGAGAAGTACGAGATGAAGTTGTCGGCGGAATCTGAATCGAGCACGGACGTGCTCATCGCGAACCGCCGGCACGGAGGTACGTCATGATGCTCTTTCACAGCTCCTGCCCGGCGTGGGACAAACGCACAGGTCCCGTTCCCCGCTTCGAGCTTCGCCCGCAGGAAGATATCGACCTCGTCCTCTCCGTTCGCACGTACAAGTGTGAGAGATGCGGGGATCAAATTCACATCGACGTAGATTGGAAAGAAGGCGCGAGAGTTGAACCGACAGCAACGTTTGGGTGACGGGTCTCGCCCGTCTCGTGTGTGAAACATGAAAGTGCAGGAGAATATGAGAATCATCAGGGAGCAAATGCAGCGGCTACGCCGTTGGAGGAGGAGACGTGCCTCGAAACTCACTACGCTCGCGCGACTGGAGACGCTTCATGGCGGCCAGCAAGCTGGGCCTTGCAGGCCTATTCAGCATAGCGATCTTCTGCGCTATCGTCGTCGTGTTCACAAGTCCTGATCCTGCAGAGCAGGTGATGTACGGACTGCTCTGCATCGCACTCTCCGTGCTCGCGATAATCTTTGCACTATGGTAGACGGGCTTCGCCCGAGAAGGAGCGTGTGCAACATGGCCGATCCGACGAAGGAACAACTCGAAGCTTGGAAGGGCGCCGTGATCAAGGAGAAGCCGTACGTGAAGCTCTTAACTGCACCGACCCTCTACGAAGAGGAAGTGCTGCCAGGCGTCGTGAAGAGTGAGTACAGGGCACTTGCACAAGTCGACGACGCGCTCTGCGTCATCAGCGTACGGGTTGTACCGCTGCCGCCGACGGATGGAGGGAGTCGACCTTGAAGTTCAAAGAGCGATTCGCTGTTCGATGCCGGGCATTTTCCGAACATTCCTCACTCAGGGCTTTGAATAACTCGATGCATTTCAACGCTTTAGCGTTTCAACGTACTGTTTCGTGTTCTCTTGCCATGCCCCAGCACTTCATACTCCCTAATACACGTACATCATAGGGGAGGGGGTAGAGGAAAGAGTATGAAGAGGAGAGGAGGGATTTATATGTATATAGAAAAAAATGAGGAATTAGAAGGAAGAGATCCTTTCTCCTTCTTCCGCCGTAGGCGTGTGGAGAGTGGGGTTTATAGGATTTTGAGACGCCTTGGCAAGGCAAAAGAACAAGAACAAAACTTTGAACGGCTAACTCATTTGCTTTCAAGCGTTTGCATTCAACGGGCAATGCCGAACGTTCGGAAAGTGCCTGGCACGATGACATCGAACACGTCCTTGATTTCCACACTCATTCCATGTTATAATGTCTCAGGAAGGAAAGGAGAGAAGCATGATCATTAGCTACAGCGGACAAGGGCTCACGATTTCGATGCAAACGGCAACGGAATTCCGGCACTCCCAGCTCTCTCCGCTCGCGGCAGATCATCCGGCCGTGCTGGAGATTCATCGAGTCCTGGCGGATGCTGGGGAGCGGATCGCAGCAATCGCACGAGCGGTTCCTGCACCTGCGGTGCAAGAAGCACCGGCAGTCATCGGGGCAGTGTTCCACGCTTCACAAGGAGAACGGTGATGCCACTCTGCAACGCATGCGGGAAGGACAAGCAGGTCGTATACAGCAGGCTGCAGTTTTCGGTCTGCCTCGAGTGCCTTCCTCGCGAAGAACGCGAGAGAATCTTGGGCACAGGCCCGGCGAACCGCAGCACTCGCCGCGCTTCGCGGATGGACCGCCTGCAGCACGCAGCAGACTCGGGCACGGACACGTGGGAAGAGTACCGCGGGGACAAATAGGGCTACGCTATGACCGAGCAATTTCTTCACGAAATCGCGCTGAGTTTCATCGAGCCCATCGGCAAGCGTTCCGCTTACACCGCTTCGCGGCTCGCGGTCCTCAAGGACGGGAGCACGCGTCCTGTGCTTCTGTTGCTGGCGGAACGCAAATTCGGCACGTGGCCAGAGGAAAAATTCCCGTTCTGGCTCGACGGCGACCGCACGAACGAGACGCTTGAGAACGTAGACCTCGCGACACGGCCGTCACGACCAACGGCCCCTTCAGGGAAACGTGCGAAGAATCCCTACGGAGCACCTGCAGGTTCGCGGGAGTACATGCGACGGTGGCGTACGGCGAACCGCGAACGCGTCAATGCTTCGCAGAAGACGTATGCAGCAAACCGGCGGGCCGCGGTTGCCGCCGCCAGTGAACCGGTGGACGTTGCGCAGCAGGACGACGCCCTCTTCAGTAAACTCGACGCCTTGATCGAGAAGAATTCGAAGACGTCCAGTGCATAGCGCGAAGCGCTGCACTATACTTTTCACAAAGGAGATGTAAACATGCATGAGCAGCAAGCACCGAAGATCGAGATCAACCCGCAGGAAGTCATGATGCTCGCCGAGCAGATGCTGCAGGGTGGCTGGATCAAGGGGCAGGAACGCGGGCACGCAAGCCCTACGGGCTGGAGCGATGGGCAAGATCCTTCAGGAGTCTGCGTCGTCGGTGCACTTCGCGGCGCACTGACAACTGTGCTCCGGCCGCAGATCGAGCTGACGTTGGCAGTGATTCCGGAGTTTCAAGTTCTCCAGATTCCCCAGCAAGTTCGCTTCACGGACTCCCTCACGGAGAGCACGGCAGCGTCGCTGCTCGAAGTCTTTCGTGCACGGATTCAGAAGGTGCTGGGAGGCCTGCAGATCGAATCGTGGAACGACGCTAGTACGCGAGTGAAGAGTGACATCCTCGCCGCGATGCAAGCATCGCTCGAAACGATCACCCAAGAATGCCTGGAGGCATGGAGCGAGCCGGAAGCCGTGACAGAGCGAAGCGCGGAGATCGAGGCACTCGTTCGCGCATAGCGCGCAGCGCTGTTTCGCTCGGCTCTTCGCGAGTCGCGCCGAGTGAAGAAAGGGGAACTCCGCTATCCGCCAGCGGGTTGGATCCTAATCCCTGATGCGGGCTTTGCCGACGCCCGCACTTCGTGCAACGCGTGAGAGGAGGAGAGCAGTGACGGTGAAAATCATCGAGTTCGACGTAGAACGAAACGGGCGTTGGCAGCGTTACGCGCTCCCCTACGTCTCGATTCTCCTCGACATCACCGCTCCGTGGCAGCTCGAAGTGACGTGCATGCTTCAGGACGACACACGCGGGACGTTCTCGTACGCCCCTGTGAGGAATGTTCGATGCAGCTGAAGATTCGTTCAGGAGGTCAAACGGGCGTCGATCGCACGGCACTCGAAATCGCCAAGACGCTCGGGCTCCGCACCGGCGGCTTCGTTCCTCGCGGGTGCAAGACCGAACGTGGCCCGGCTCCTGAACTCGTCACGGAGTTCGGGTGCACGGAGACCGCTTCAGAGGATTACATCGTGCGAACCAGTTTGAACGTGCAGGCATCGGACGCCACGATCTGGTTCGGGCGCACCGGAACGCGCGGCTTCCGCGCTACGCTTAAGCACGTGCAGGCGTACAGGCGTCCGTACCTGCTTAATCCGATGTCCATCGAATCGATCGTCACGTTCATTCGTACGTACGGAGTGCAAGATCTGAACGTCGCTGGGAATCGTGCGTCCACGCTTGCGCCTCGGACGCTCCCCCACATGCACGAAGTACTCGGAGGCGCCCTGAGCTTGCTTATTGCCCAAGAAGTGCCAAGCAGAACGAGCGAAATCCCGCCCGTTGAGAGCAACTCAAGTTCGAAAGTATAATGTCTTTCAGATTCGGAAACCGCTAGCTGCAAGAAGCAGCAAGTGCAAAGAGCGGACGCAGTCCGCAAGGAGCAGAGACGATGGAAGGGAACATCCTCGAACAGATCCGCGCGCAGGTCAACAACCTCTCGGCGGATCAGGTCCGCGAACAGCTCGCCAAGATGCAGACGCAGAGGGCGAAGCAGCGCGAACGTCAGAAGGGCAAGGAGCTCACGGAAGAGCAGCTCGAGAAGCGCAAGGAGTACAACCGGACGCGCATTCAGAAGCCCGAAGTCAAGGCGAAGATGAAGGAATACCACCAGCGCCCCGAGGTCAAGGAGCGGATGAAGGCGTACCGGCAGAAGCGCGCAGCGATGCTCAAGGCAGTGCTCGCACGGGCCGCGGAACTCGGGATCAACCCGAAGACCGGAGAGGTCGAGCAACAGCCGGCGTAGCTCGGCGCTTCGCACAGCACAGGGGCTCGTGGATGGGCAGCTCCACAGAGCCCCTTTTCGTTGGGTAATCTTCGTCGTTGAGTTCCACGCTTCGCGCCTCACGCTCCAACGCTTTCGAAGAAAGGGAACCTTCTCATGCATGCTTCCAGCTCAGGCCGCAGAGCGGTCGTCCTCCTTTCAGGAGGGCTCGACTCCAGCACACTCGCATACTTCGTGCAAGAACTCGGGTTCAACGTCCATGCAATAAGCATTGACTACGGGCAACGTCATGTGCAGGAACTGCATGCTGCACGAAACATCGCTCTTGCCGGGGCGTTCGCTGAACACCAGATCGTGAACGTGGCTGCGCCAATGCAAGGGCTCTTCGAGCAGAGCGCGAGCTCGCAGGTTGGTCGGCGCGTTCCTGTTCCGCACGGGCATTATGCTGCGGAGAATATGAAAACCACGATCGTCCCCAACAGAAACATGGTCCTGATTGCCATGGCAACAGCGTACGCCGTCAGCATCAATTCACGTACAGTTGCCTATGCCGCGCATGCAGGGGATCACGCCATCTACCCGGACTGTCGTCCTGAATTCGCAGCTGCGATCGCAGAGGCAATGCTTCTGGGTAATGATCCCGGCGTAGAGTTGTACCGCCCATTCATTCAACTCACGAAGACCGATATCGCACGGGAGGCGAAACGCCTCCGCGTCCCCACGCACCTCACGTACTCCTGCTACGAAGGCCGTGAGAAGCACTGCGGGAAGTGTGGAACGTGCGTCGAGCGGATCGAAGCCTTCCGAGATGCTGGCCTCCAAGATCCCACGGAGTATGAGACGGTGCCAGTATGACCTTCGTTCGTGATGCAACTCCCATTCTTCCAGACGGGTCTCCAGGCTCATGCAAAGCCGTGACCCTAAGCGTCGTGGAAGACGGCCGTATCACACATCTCGGTGCAGTGATCATTTGGGGCGAAACGCAAGCGATCGCAGACGCTCGTGCTGAAGCGATTCTTCGAACCGTTAACCAAGCAGAGGTGAAGTCATGATGCTCATTCTCACGATCCTCGTTCTCGGTGCACTGGCAATCGCACTCGGCTCTGCCGTCAACCCGCAGAAATGTCCTGCGTGGATGGCGATCTTGCTCCTGTGCCTAGTGCACTTGCTCCAGCTGCTCGTGCACTGACGGGGCTGCGAAGCAGCCCACGTACGTAGATTTCAATCCGCAATTCGAAGTAAAATCTCTTCATGGATCAAGATGCACCAGCACGAATACATTCCGCGCTCACGCTTCTCACCGCACCTCCGACGAGTGCCGACTGGCAGAAGCTCATCTTCGGGAGCTTCTCGCGTGAGGAGATCCGGGATGCAGTGCAGAACGGCGATTGGCAGATGCTCCGCATGAGCTTGATGGGTACGAGCATGCTGACGAAGTACAAGGCGTTGCTCGAGTACCTGGCAATTGACGATTGGACGGATGTTCCTGATGCCGTGCGAGAGTACCGGGCGAAGGTTCGGCGGGTGCAAGTAACAAACTACGTCAACGCGCTGAAGAGAGGAGGCCTGATCAAGTGAGAATCAACATCACGCACGGCGACGTGCACGCATTCGGGCTTCCTTCCGTCATCTACTTCGAAAGCCGGCAGCAGAAGTTGTATGTTGAATTCATCCGCGTGCTCTCGGTAGAGGATGCGAACCGCATCTTCACGAAGCTCGGCGTGAGCACTGCCGCAGGGACTGATCATGCAGTGCTCCCCTTCGACTCTTTCACGGTGAGCAGGACATGAGTATGCGCTTGACCTGGTGGGAACGTGAGGAACTGCTTGAGCACCTGCGCCAGCGGTCGGACATCTGGGCGCAGAACGAACAGAATCCCGACCTCTGGCTTCGCACGGTCCGCCTCGCTGGCCCCTCAATCGAGAGCGAAGGCCTCGAGCCCGAAGAGCTCCGAGTTGAAGAACAAGAGAAGGGCGCCTGCGCCTTTCACTTCGTACCGGAGCAGAGCTCCTCGCACAAGCTCTGGACGCTAAACACGTACGCTCTTGAATGGAGCGAGGAATACGTCAACGCGTACGCGGAGCACCTTCTGCGGCACTGGACTACGTACGGCCAACGCTGCACGGTTGCCAAGTTCCTTCGCGAAACGCTCCACGTGCCGGAGGATCAAGTCGAATCCGCCGCGATCGAACTCGAAGCCCTCGACTACATCGACGAGAGTACAGGGAAGGTCATTCTCGACCCTGAACTGGCGGAGCCCGAGGCTCAAGGTCTCCTCTACCCTGACAGTGCGCCGCCAATCTTCGACGTACCCGATCCCCTGCAAATCGGAGTCTGGCTCCTCTCCGGAGGCATGGGCTGGGTGAAGCTCGCGCTGGAAGCAGGGATGCTTCGCATCGCACTTTCCGTGCGCAGCAAGGATGTGAACGGTTGGCAACACCCTCTCACCGGGCATGTGCGTCCGAAGCACGGGAGGATTGCAGATGTTGCCGAGGACCTCGCGGGACGCGGAATCGCGAAACTGCGTTCTGCAGCAGATGCAAGTGCAGAAACCACCGATGCTGTCGAAGACAGCGCCAGGCTACAACTCATGCAACTTCTCCAAGAGGAGGCGAATGCCAATGGCGGGGAAACCGAATCTAACGCTTGAAGTGAAGAACAAGATCGTGCGTCCTGGTGCTGCGAAAGCATTCTGGGCACCATGCGGACGCGTTACGCTCTGGCAAGATGGTGGAGGGCGATGGAGCGGGAAGCTCATGCTCAATATTTTCGGAACAGAGTACCACCTCTTCGAAGCAGATGCTCTGCAAGGGGCAAAGCCCCAGCAGGAAGAGCCTGCTCCTCTTACCGACGCGGACCTTCCCATCTAGGAGCGAAGAGCATGTGTGAACTCTGCAAGAAAGCTGACTTCGCCCTTGAGACGGTTTGGTCCCTACTCGGAGCGAACGACGTGTGTGATGCCGTGTATGCAGTTACAACCGCCATAGGCGGAGGAGATCACGACACCCTTCTCAGTGAGATGGAGCGAGCAACCGTGCTTAAGCAAATTCGCGACGCTCGCACCGGCGATCCGAAGGAACTCGACGCCCTTCGCTGCTTCATCATCATGCACATCGTCAAGGAGTGGATTGCAAACTGCAAGTGCTCGGCACGACTCGCATCGACGCTCATCATGCATGGGATGCAGACGGGTTTGAGTGAGAGGCTTGATAAATGACTGCTGAATCACCAGCACGTGAACGTGCAACAATGACCGCAGAGCAATACGCACGCCTGCTTGTGCGCTTAGGCTTCTTGCAAACCTCGCGGAAGTACCGTGCGCTGGGACGTGTACCTGAGGGCACGACTGCCAAGGAAGCCCTGTACAGCATTGTCATGCGAGAGCATGAGCGAGTGCTCCAGAGCTTGAACCTCGCAGAGGATCTCTACGCTCGGAAGATCGCGTTCTGGCAGGATGAGACTCGGAAGTGGGTCAACATGCTCGGTGAGGACGGTTCGCGCAGGCAATACGTCCGTTGCTATGCATGCGGAGAGAATGAGAGAATCGTAAGTGAAAAAGTGCTCAAGCTCTTTCGAGAGTACGGGGGTCAAGCCGCATGAGCAACGTCATCAGTCTCAAGTCCTACCGGATGTGGGTCGAAGCAACAATCCGCATCCTCAAACGCAAGTACAATAACCTCTCTGCCGAAGACGCACATAAGATGTCGAGTGACATCGCCGATGCAATCGCAGAGATCGAAGAGCAACGTGCAGAGCTTGAAGCGCTAAAGCAACCGGAGCGTCTAAAAGATCCACGTTTCCTCGCCGGCATGTGCCCGTACAAAGAAGGCCTCATACAGTGCGTACTGACTGCCGGCCACGAAGAACGCGCAGGAACTCCTCATACAGATGCCGAAGGCGTACAGATGGGAGTGTCGAAGTGACCTGTGCAGGTTGCAAGCAGGAAATCGACGCAACTGACAAGTCGCGGGCATACCTCATTCTCGACCTTCTCCCAGCGATGGAGTTCGGAGAGGACGACCGCTACCCACTTCGCTTTCACGACTGGCGGTGCTTGAAGATTCACGTCTTAACAGAACTCACCACTGCACTTACTCGTCAGGCGGGAGTACGATGAAAGCGAACGAACGAACGACCGTTCCGATTGTCATCAACCAGAGCAGTCTGAAGAACTTCATGAACTGCCAGCGTCTCTACGCCTGGGGAAAGATCGCCCGGCTCGAGCCTCCTGGCAAACGCTCGGCACTGGAGATCGGGACGGCTACTCATGCAGGCCTCGCTTTCTTCCACGCCGGCGGGCTTCGGCCCGAGGAAGTTGCACTGGAACCGTTCGATCCTGCAGATCCCGCAAGCGTACAAGCGCATGCGCGACGCGCGGAGATTGCATCACTTCCTCTCCCAATGCAAGCACTCGAGGTCGCTCGTGCGAAGCTCGCGGAGTCCGCGGGTCCGCGTACAGCATTCGAAGACAAGGACCTTGCAGAATGCCTTGACATAGTCGACCGCGTGCTCCCTGCCTACGTCGCGCACTGGGCGAAGACTGGTGAGCTCTGGCGTCCACTGAACCAGGAGATCGAGTGCCTCGTCGAGGTGGGAACTGACACGAACAACTGGCTCCGCTTACGCGCGGACAACCTCAGCACTGCCAAGGGTGGCTTGTATCTCGTCGATTACAAGACGGCCGGCAGGATGGACCCGCGCGATCTCCTCAAGTACGAGCTAGACGTTCAGCTCTCCGCCTACATCTACGGGCTCTCGAAATTCCTCACCGAGCAAAGCTTGAAAGAGGGCGGCGAGCCGATCTACATCCGTGGCGCGATCATCGACGTGCTCGTCAAGACTAAGATCCCCCAGTTCACACGTGAGCTCTTCACCCGGACGGAAGAGGAGCTCCAGGAGTTCGAGGCCGAATTCAACGAATACTGCAACCGCCTTCGCGAGCAGCTCAATCGCGTGGTGCTCGGAGAGAACTGGAAGATCGTGTTTCCGAAGAACACCGAACACTGCTTCCGATACGGGACATGCGCGTTCCGCGACCTGTGTCTGAAAGACACGGAGGTCCGACGGAAAATGTACAACGTGCGCAAGAACGACTACGTCGATGATGCGCAGGAACAGATCGAGCGAGCGCAAGGGCTTCGCGTTGATGCTCCTGCATCAGTAGAGGAGTAGTGCCGATGGCAAACGCATACCTCATGGTCCTCAAACTCACGGATAAGAAGACGCGGAAGAGCGAGGAGCATACCCTTCACCTCGAAGCGTACACTGCGCAGGAGGCAGTGTATCAGGCGTTGCTCGAGCTCCCAGCAAAACTCGAAGTAGAACTGTCGAACTTCGATACGCAGATCGTGACGCTTCGCCCGGACACTGCGAAGGCACGGGAGGAGACTACCCAAATCATGAAAGACATGCTCGACGCGGTTCGGGGTACGAAGAGACCAGCCGGATAGAAGGGACGCTATGCCCAAACGTTGCTTCACGTGTGGAAGATTCCTCGACGACGCTGATCCTGAATGGGGAGAGTTAGATGTACAACCACCAAATGTCAAAGTTACTCGCCCGCCCTTCGAACACACGGAGTGCTTCACTGCGAGAATCATTCGGGACTTTCCTCAGGTGGTCATCGACCATCCTGATCACGTGCATTGACATGCTCCGCACGTTCTCGGTGAACGTCCGCTTGCGGAGCGCCGAGCGCAGAGACGCTCGAGCCCTCCAAGGCGACAGCCTCGTCGATGAGTTGCGCAAGATTTGCTGAGTACGTCCAGACACGAACCGTACGTTGAGAAGTCAAAAGACCTTGATGTATAATTGGCTTTGAGTTCAACACGCATTTCCGCTGTGTTGACAACCGCAAGGAGAACCCCGCACATGGACAGAGATGATCTCATCAGCGAGCTGAGTACGTTCCTTAAAGACGAGTACGAGAAAGGGGAGGATGTAGACTGCGGTGAAGCCGCCGCGAAGATCGAATCCTTCGTCTCGGGCCTCGAGGACGAAGCCGATGACGAGGAAGACGAAGACATCGAAGACGAAGGCGAAGCCGAGTAAGGAGCACGTGTGCCAACAGCCCCTTCATTCGCACAACCTTCTCGGACCGGGCGCGGGAACGCTCTCCCAAAGCTCTTCCGTACTGACATGCTGAAGGCGACCTTCGCCACAGTACTTGCATACGGACCGGGAGGTGCAGGGAAGACCTACAGCATCCGAACGCTGAAGGATGGAAGGAAGAATCCAATCGTCATTGCATGCGAGTTGGGTGAAACCCACGGGCTCTTGAGCCTGCAGAGCGATGGAGTCCCGTTCGTCGTCGTGCAGAATCATGCAGAACTCATCGAAGTCGTTCGTGAGATGAAGAAGAAACCCGGCAAGATCGAGTACGAACAGGAAGAGTTCGGCTCGGTCGTCCTTGACTCTCTCACGCAGTGGGGGGAATTCCCTCTCGAGCGGTATGCAGAGCTCAAGGGCTGGGAGGACCTTGCAACACCAGCAGCGCATAAGGATCCGAGGATGGCGTACGGTTTTCTCGCTGAGAAAGGGCGACAGCTCTACAAAGAGATGTTCTCCCTGCACGGGCACCTCTACATCATCGCACGGGAAGGTCTCTTCGGAGGAGAAGGCGAACCTCAATTCGCAGCGCCTGAACTCCCCGGCCAGAAACTCCCTCGCGAAGTTCCAGGTTGGCCCGATGCAACTGTCCGCCTACGCGTCGTATCCGGAAAGCACGTGATGGTGACGCAAGGTGAAGGTGGATCACCTGCACGAGTTCGGCTGCCCGCCGACTATGCCAGGCTCCCCCTTCGTTGTAACCCGAACATCAGCGCGTTGATGGATTATATGTGCGGGGATCGCAACGCACTGCGACTCCTCGAACCAGCTTCAAAGGAGGCAACCGGCAACCAGAGTGCAAGTGCAAGCACTGGAGCGACAGCTCCTACGAGCGGGGCGCAGCCCCAGACGGTCAGCAAGTAAGCTTCAAACTCACAAGGAGAATGAACGTTGGAAAACACTCCGCACTTCTTATATGTCCTCCGGAATCCCGCTGGGCACATTCGATATGTTGGAGTCACCAACAATCCGTACATGAGATCGTGGAGGCACCTGAACCAACCCGATACCAATGCCTTATTCGAATGCACGGAGCCCTTGGACTTTCACGTCCAGGCAATCCTACACAGTAAGAGCGAAGGTCATCGAGTTGAAGTAGCGTGGATCGCAGCGCTTCGAGAACGGGGCGTTCCTCTTCTCAACAAGACAAGGGAGTGGAAATCTGACGACTCCAGACGTAGCCGCGAAAGAACGCCCTCGACCACCCGAGCGGAAAGCGTGCGACAGTCTTGGATAGCCCGGAGGAAGGTCTATGGACCAACCGGGTACAGCAACAGAGAGTAGAGGGTAACTATACGGTAATGATTCCGAATGCTCCGCGCCTTGGCGATATGCCGAAGGGCGAGCCAGTGCCCGAGGGCGTGTATCACGTGCGCGTCGACAAGAGCGAGTACAAGGAGAGCAAGGAGAAGAAAACTCCAATGGCCAACCTGGAGATGACAATCTTCGGGCCATCGGACGCCGAGGAGTACCACGGCAGGAAGCTCTTCGACCTTCTCATGCTGAGCGGAGAGGGGATGTTCCGCACGCGGCAGCTCCTCGAAGCGAGCGGAGAGGGCGACGACTTCACTCTCGACGATACAGATCAACTGATCGGCCGGGAGATCGGGGTTGTGGTAACAACAGAGAAAGAGCGGAAGGACCCAAACACGGGACAGACCTATGCTGCTCGCAGCAAGGTCGCTCGGTACGTTCCGATCGAGTAAGTGCTTCGCACTTGCAGGGGCTTCGCACGATCAACCGGAGCCCCTGCAACGTGCATTGCACTCGGCTCTTGAAGAGGCCCCATGCGCACTGCGCACGATACGCATTCCAAAGGAATGATGGGGCCTTTTGAGGAGCTGAAGATGCATCACTTCGTTACGTGGGTCGTGCTTCCCGCCCTCGCGATCATGTTCGCATGTGCCGCAGGCATCCTGATCCTGTTCATTGCGGCCATCGCCGAGATGTATCAGATGGATGGGAGCGTACACTGCTGGGTCCGGCTTCGCCGGCACGCGCGAGACGCAGGACGCCCGGGCAAACACGGACTGATGATGTTCTACAAGTGCACGGAGTGCGGGTGGTCCCTGCCCCCGGAATTCATCGTGCAGAGCACGGAGGAGAGCGAATGAAAACGTTTGAAAGTGGAGCGAGAAGGAGCGAGCAAGTCTCGGCACGGTACGACCTTATCCCGTCCGTAGCGCTGCGGCGGCTTGCCGCTCGCTATGCGCTCGGTACAAAGTACGGTGAATGGAACTGGACGCGCGGTCTTCCCTTCTCCGACACGCTGAACCATATCCAGGCGCATCTTGAAAGTGCGAAGACTCGATATATCGAATGCGTACGTGCTGCGCACGGGGATCCAGAGGAGATTGCTCGCCTGTTGAAGCAGCGGTTCGGAACGGAGGATGACGACTTCGCTGGAGCAGCTTGGGGGTGCTTCGCACTCATCTGCCTCATCAACGATGGAGCGCTTGTACCTGATCAGAGTTGGGCCGGACACGCCCTAGCTCCTTCAGAACCAACTGAACTCGACCTGCGAACCTTCGCTTCGCGCCCTGATGTGCAGGAGGCGGTTCGAAGAACTGGGTACGACGTGACACACCACGGAACAGTCGGGCAAACAGGCATTCGTATTGCACGTTCAGTTCAACATGAGACAGCTCGAACACGAAAGGCGAAGAAGCATGGACGACGTAAAGTACGTTGAATCTGCACGACTGACCGATCTCCCGGACTACGCACCAATGCAAGAGCGGTTGCAGAATGTACAGACTCTGCAACTGCTCCACGCAGTGATGGGCATGGTCACGGAAGCCGGAGAGTTGATGGACGCGATCAAACGGCACGTCGTATACGGCAAGCCGATTGACCTCGTTAACCTCAGTGAAGAGTGCGGCGATTCGTTCTGGTACCAGGCTCTCCTTGCTCGAACTGCGGGCTTCACGTTCGCTGAAGCGAAGAGCTTGAACATTGCGAAGCTTGCAACCCGGTACCCGGAGAAGTTCACCGAGGACGCCGCTCTCAATCGCGACTTGGAGAAGGAGCGACGAGTACTCGAAGGGGGAACGAAGTGAACAAAATCTGCGTCTCCCACACGATCTCGATGGGGCACCGTCTTCCCTCGTACGAAGGAATCTGCTCCTCTCCGCACGGTCACAACGTAACGGTTGAGGTGGAAGTCACTTCTCCCGATTTCCTCGACTTCAAGGAAGTGAGTGACAGCTTGCATCGTGTCCTGGACGGCTTCGACCATGCGATGGTGCTCTACGAGAAGGATGACGTCTTGAACTTTCTTCGTGCCCAGGGCTTCCGGACTGTGTCCTTGAGTGTTGAGCCAACCACCGAAGCACTCGCAACGTACTTCTATAACCGGATGCATGAGGCATACGCAGGCACGATGCGAGTGACGGTGCATGAAACCGCGAAGTATGCTGCAATCGCTGAGTCTGAAGACGGGAGGATCTACCGCAATGGATGATCAACGCCCGAGCATGACGAAAGAGCAATGGGACAATCAGATGATTGTCCTGCAGGCAGGAATCAACATGATGCAGAAACGCGCGATGGAGACGGGACTCTCGCTTGAATCCGTCGCACGTGCCGCATTCATTGCAGCAGTCACCTTCTGCCGTGTTGATGGAATCCCGGACGAGAAGTTCGAGTTTTGGTTTCGTGACGCAATGCGTGCAACGCCGACTCGCGAGCAGATGAAAGGGTTTCAGTCCTAGGAGGACCGCTATGCCAGCTGTTGAATTCACTCCAGAACAAATCACCGCCCTCACCGCCGCGGCGATCGAGGATCTTCGTCCCGAGATCGTGCGGAAGGCGAAGGAGCAGGTCTCGTATGAGATCGTCAATCAAATCCAGATCGTCGTCCGTGACGAAGTCAAGCAGGTGATCGACGAGAACTTCAAGAAGCAGCTGCATGAAGAGCTTGCAGATGCGAAGCCGAAGATCCTTGAAGCTATGACATCTGCTGCTGCGGAGTTGACCAAACTCCTTGCAGCTGCACTCGTGCAACAGGCGGCGACCACGCTTGCTGACAACTACAAGCGGAAAGCCGTGCTCCAGGAACTGATCGGGAAGTATTGACGATGTCCCTCACATCGTGGCGCGCAAATATCGACAAGCATGCTCCGGTGCTGACGTTCAAGATCTTCATCATCATGATGATCGCGTCGATCGCGAACTCGTACATGTGGTTCAGTGCCGGCCGCACGGTGCAGCGCTATTACAGCGCGCAAGAACTGCAACAGCTCATGACTGCACGGCAGCGGGCATACGATGCGCGCATTGATCAATGCTTCACGATTATCAACACGTATTGTCCGAACACGCCGTTCAAGATATACAGATGACTGAAACATATCGATCAAGCGGCGCGAGTTTCGACGAACCGTACCAGCGGATGCAAGAGGATGCCGATGGGACGCTCATTCCAATCACTCCTGACGAATGGAACTCTGGTGAATGGTACGATTACACCTCGCTCGATCACCCGCGCGGGGTTCATGTCTTCATGCGAATCAACAGAGTGAAGAAGGAGACACGCGATGCCTGAGCCACCCGCCCGAACAATAGCAAAGCTGAAAGCGCAGATAAAAAAGTTGCGGGAAGAAGTCAGGTATTGGAGGCAGGAGTATCAGGCAGCGGGTGGCTATTGTTATCACTGTGCCCATATCGGTGGACGTAGTTGCCCACATCACGGTGATCCGAATTATGAAGCGCCGGGACGCTGACGCCGCAGACGCGGCCTCCGAGGGGTAAATGACTGGTTATCACATTTACATCGGCTACAACAGCGGGTTGACCGGGCAAGAACGCGCCTCGGCGTTTGAAGTGTTGAAAGCGGTCGTGGGGGAGTTGCGGCGGAGTCCGCTTCGCATCGTGGATGAGGCCCTGCGCGAACACGAAACCTACAGCGCCGATGTATTGCGCGACTATGCCAAGCAATACGCGCCGGATTGCGAAGACGCCACGATCCGCGTGTTGGAACCAGCGAACGACCAACCGGGGCAGATTATGCAGTTGGCAAGCGGTGGAGGCGAAGGGCGAGAAATCAAGGAACTGATGCGGCGGGCCTTCGCGCGACTGTTGATTATGGAGATGCACCGCAAGGGCATTGAAGTGTCGTTTTCGGTGGTGTAAGAGAGAGGGCACGGGACGATCCCCCATGAGTGAGCCAATGTTTAAGACGAAATCAACGCTTACGCCGGAAGAACAGCGCATTTACGACCACTGCGCGTTCACTCGCAAAAGGCTGCTGGATAAGAAGCAGGCGTGGGAAATGAACGACGAGGAATACGGTCGTCTCCTTGAGCTGAACACGATTATGTATCTCATCTTGGAGTCGCGATGATCGATCAGCCCTCACCCCCCGGAGCCACCCGATGAACAAGCCGACAGATCGAGAGTTGGAAATCCGTCGCGAGATGCAGACGTGCAAGCATTTCACTGGCACGCATCGGACGCCGTGTAAGGCTGGCGTGGATTACCGGGCGCTCGTCGGAGGGCCTGATCTCGGATGGGGGTTGCGAATTCCCTGCCACACCATCGTTTTCGACCACGCGAAAGACGTGGTACGCGTGTCCTGCGACAAGCGCGAGTTACCGACGAGGGAAGAAGCGGAGGCGACGGTCGCGGCTGGTGACGCTGCGATGGAGCGCCATAAGAAAGCCATTCGAGTGGCTCATGATGACGCGAAAGCGAAGGGCCTCAAGAAAGGCCACGGCGGCGTCTCCGATGTCGCGTGTCCGAACTGCGACGGAAAAATCTCCTACTCAGTCGCCGCATATAACGGGCATATGCACGCGGCCTGTTCCACGAAAGGCTGTGTCGCATGGATGGAATAAACCACTCCTCACCCCCCGGAGCGGGCATGACGCCCGACACGATGTCCACGTTCGTGCTCTACGCGGACCAACCGCACAAGATTCAGTGGATGGATCGTGATGGCACGGTCGTGAAGACGGAGACCATTGGCCCACTTGCAGCCAGAGAGGGCGGGGACGTGATCGCCCGACTCCGCGAATTACCGCGTTATGTGGTCTATGCCGTCACGCACGATATAGAGCCTGTTCTTACGACGAAAGAGAAAAGACATAGGCAAGGCCAGTGGATGAAATCTGCCGATGTGTTGAACCTGTTAGCCGCCGTCGATCCCCCACGCCGCGAGGGCGCCGAGACGCCGAAAGGAACAGAACCTATGGCGCTATGTGTAAACGAACGCTGTCATCTCATGCGCGAACATACCCCGGCCGAATGTGGTTGGCCTGTGAAGTATGAACTCGCGTCACCGACAGCCGAGGGACGGCGATCCGTCCCACCGGAGCCACAGATGAACGCAAAGTTTGAGCAAGCGCGTGAGGCGACGGCAGAACTTCGAGACGCAACACGCGAAGGTCGAACCATCCACTTCCGAAAGCGCGATCCGCTCGTCTTGGCGATTCATGACGCACTCGACGAGGCCGAGGCCACGATCGCCCGACTGACGCAGGAACGGGGCGATGCGATGCGCGAGAAAATCAAGATGGCGGGTTCGCTCGTTGGCGAGAAGTGCGAGCACCACAAAAGCTCGCTGGACTATCTGGAGTATCACGCCCTACGCGAATGCCCAATCTGCTGGAAAGAGTGCGCGAAAACAGTAGAACGCCAACTCACCGACGCCCGTCAGGCCCTCGCCGCCGCGATCCTCAAGTTGCTAAACGAACGTAGAGACACTGCGTTTAAGGAGATACAGAAGTTTCGTCCGGGGTCGCCTGAATCGAAGCAGCAGAGCGCGATCTACGCGGAGTGCTATAACATCTGGGACGCCATTGAGAAAGAAATCGCCGCCCAGCAGAAGGAGCAGAAGTGAACCTCAACAAGTGGCTTAATATCGCTGCGTGGGGTAATCATCCTTTGCACATTGCTCTGGCTACTAGCTCCAGCGGAGCGTGCACTACTACTATCCATGCTGTGCTTCTTCGCCATGGCAGTTTGGACAGCAGCGACGTGGATAAGTAGTGATTAGGAGAAAGATGACGCGTACTCAACGCTTCGCGCTCGGAGGTTTAATCCTCTTCTCTCCGCTCATTGACAATGATGCTGCGCGCGGTCGGTTCGTTCACGCTTTTATCGACATCATCGTCTGCGCAGTTGCGTACTACGTTTTCGTCGTTCCAGGGAGGGAGTGATGTGGACCTTCCAATCTCGTGCCGCAAGCTGGGCTATGCTCGCATTCGGCGAATTCATTGCGAAGAATAAGACCGAGCGCAACCTTCGCTTCATCGAGGAGGCTGTCGAACTTGTCCAGGCCTGCGGCTGCACGGAAGAACACGTTCTCCGCATCGTACGTCACGTCTTCTCTCGGCCGGCGGGCGAACGGGAACAG